AGTTCTATTACCTGCCATTGTTAATTTAGCTACTGGGGATGCAATAACATCCCAAGCAACAGTTGAGCCATCTGTTAATGTATCTTCTGTATAAAGTGCTGCTCCAGATATTTTTGTTAATCCATTAGCATCTGCTGTATAAACTTTAGAAGCTGCTGTTGTTCCTAATGTAGCTAAGTCTGAATAATTTAATTCTGCTGCTGTTGATGTAACATTTGTACCACCTATATCTAGGGTTGTCATTTGAACTTCACCTGCTACTGTTACTAACCCATCTGCTACAGTTATTAAATCAGTATCATCAGTATGTCCTATAGTTGTTCCATTAATTAAAACATTATCAATGTCTAATGAACCACCACTAATTAATCCTGTAGTTGTTATCGTTGATGACCCTGTATCTATAGTACCAAATCCTGAAGTTATAGAACCAGAGTTTAATGCTCCAGTAGTAACTATACTTGAACTGCCTGCAACAGCAGATGCACCTATATCTGATAAAACTTCACTTGCACTTCTACCTTCTATAGCTGTGCCATTAACCCTTAAAAAGTCATCATCAGCTACACCACTTGTAAACTTAGGTACATTATTATTTGATATACCTGTATCTAAAGTTGCTGTTGCTGTAATTGCAGTACCATTTAAAGTCATGGCATCTGCTTCTAATGTACCATCAATATCTGCGTCACCAGAAACATCTAATGAACCTGCATCTAGTTCTCCACTAAGAGTAATATTTCTAAATCCTGATATATCTTTATTAGAATCTGCAATAACTGCCAAAGAAGCAGATACTGTACCTGCTGTAATTCCGTCTAATAAATTTAACTCTGTAGCTGTTGAAGTTACTGCTACATCCTCATTAATTTTAGGGGATGTTAAAGTTTTGTTTGTTAATGTATCAGTTGATACAAGAGATACTAATGTTGAACTAGCACCTGCAGGTAATAGCATGGTATTCGTAACACCTGCTGAATGAGGTTGTGCAATAACAGTTTGTCCATGTGAGTTAGATTCACAATTAAATACTATTGCTCCAGAATTTGTATTACCTCGCACAACAACTGTTCCTGTACCATTAGGTGCTAGGTCAATAGTTGCATTAGAAGTAGTAATAATATCATTACCATTCATATCTAGATTACCACCTAGTTGTGGAGTATCATCTTCTGAAACATTATTTAATGCACTAGATGTAGCTAATCCTGCCACAAGAACACTTCTTGCAACTTTTTTTAAACCTCCGCCAGAGGCATCCACTGCTAATAAAGTATCTCCACTTGCAATAGTGGATATCGCTGATAAGTCACCTACAGCTTTTGAATTAAATTGATTACCATCAGCAACTAAAATATTACCAGAAGTATTTGTACCTAAAACAACACTTGTTCTTGTTAGGACACTGTGTATTTCATCACTGCCATCAACGTAAATAATATCTTTATTACCAGATAATACTGTAACTGTCGCTCCACCAGAGCCAGCTGTACAAATTACAGAGCCATCTGAGCCATTGTTTATATAATATGTTTTTTGTTTATTTGGAAAAGTTACTGTTCTTGTTGTGCCAGGTGAGCCTGTAAATTTAATAACTGCGTGTCTACCATTGTTATCTGCAGTGCCATCAGCAAAAGCTAATGTAACATTACCAGATGCAACGCTAACTTCTACGTATCCACCAATAGCATCATCGAGTAAATCAATAAGTGAATCGTTTAAAACGTCACCCCACGTTCCTATATTTTCTCCATCGGTTTGTTTTACAAAACCTAATTGTGTAAAATTAGACATTTAATTTGCTGTCCCCACTGTCCATGTTTCCGTTCCTCCAGAAGTTGTATTTATTAATGACCATAATTTAGCCGTTCCTATTGAGCTTGCAATTGAACTACCAGTTGCTGTGTTAATTAAAGCTGTGCCGTTTATATTGGCAGATAAATCTGCTAAACTTATACGAAAAGTATCGTATCCAACTTGATTTACAAGTGCACTACCAAATACTACTTCAGCTCCCACTGCTAGTGTTGCTGCAATGCCAGTTTCTGGTAATAAAATGCCGTCATTCCATCCATCATCACCATAAGCAGCAGCGTTCCATCCTGCAGTTCCAGAAGCCATTAACTAATCCTAATTAAAGCTGTATTGTGAGCAGCAGATGGAAATTGCACTTGAAAAGTTCCATTAGATGATGAAAAATCAGAACCAAAATCTAATACTGCTATCGCTGCGTTTGATTTGCTATTATTGTATATTAAGGCACCTCTTGCAGTAATTGTTGCTGATGTAAAACTTGGGTCTGCCGCATCAAAAAAAGCAACATTATTAGTTCCATCTAATGAAACCGCTTGACTTGATAGTGTAGCACCACCAGCTGTGTAACCCGTTCCAGAAACTTCGTTAGTAGTGATATAGACTGTTGTGTCTTTATTTAGTGTTGCACTTGATGTGTACAAAGCTATTTTTAATGTATCTCCACCATTTCCTAAGTTTTGTGTTCCATCTAAACAATCTTGTTTAAATGCGTTTGTTAAAGTTTGTGTTATTGCCATGTGTTATCTCCTTATTGTGTGTTGGCTTTTAAATAATTTTCTCCCATTACGTTTGCGGGAGCTGTAAAGTCATCTCTTCTTCTTCTTCTAGCTTGGTTGTTAACAGACTCAACTGCAGCTTGATATCTTGTTGTGTAAACAGCATAGTCTTCTCTATTTTTTGTAAATGTGGCAGCTTCCATAAGACACCCATATAATAATAAATCTTGTGCATTTTCTGTTAACCAATTAGTTGCATTGTTACTAGATAGTTCTGCTAATCTTCTTGAGTAAGTCATTTCTACTGTTAAATCTGCATTAGGTGTCGGACCTACTAATATTGCTGTATCAGAATAATTTGCCCAATACTTTGGTGTTCCAGTGTTAGAAGTATTTGGTGAATAATCGTATATAAATTCATCAGTTCTTTCTTCTAAAAATGTTCTGTTGCCGCTTGAATCTAAATATAAAAAATGAAATATAACTCTAGCATCAACTGGCTTACTTACAAATCTGTCACCAGTATTAAAAGTAGAATTTGCAGATTCATGAAATGCGTAAGGGTCTACATCTCTTGCAATTCTGTGTTCTGCTAAAGATATAAAATTAGATGTTTCGTTTGAAAATTCAGTTCCATCGTTTTCCATCCAATCTTTTAAATCTTGAGTTAAAGTAGAAAAAGTCATTGTTGCCATATTTTATCTCCTAACCAACATCATCTATTAAAGCTGCAACTATACAATTTGCAGTTGCGTCACCTACATCTCCAATGTCTGAAGAAATTGCGTGTAAGTCTGCAACTGTTACATTTGGTAATCTTGCAAACCACGATTGACCTGGTCCTATAAATATACCATCAACTAAACTATTGACTGCTGTTCCTGCATCTATTGATAACATAATGCCATCTGCAGTGCTTTGATTTTTTATAAATAGAAATTTTATCTTATCTCCTGTAGCAACTGCTGTAGGTGCAGTATCTTGGTCAACTGCAGTATAGTCTAAAAAACTACCTGCTATTAAATCTGCACTTGTTGTGGTAACGGCAGTTAATTTATAATACCATTTATCGTTAACATCATCAGGGGTAACTGTCATAGAACCGCTAATAGTTTTAGCTATTTCATCTGGTAATAGTGTTGCTGTAAGTGTTATTGATGCATCATTTGCCATTATTTATCTCTACCTAGTTTTTTTAATCTTTCTTCGTATTTTTTTAATTCTTCTTCTTTAGGTTTTCTAATAAATCCTTTTGTTGGATTTACTACATATGTCATTTTAATTGGTTTTACTACTGCGTCTGCCATACTAACCTTTCGTGATTTTAAATTCTAAACCCTGTATTGGGATTACTACATTTTTACTTTTTTGGGAAGTTGAAGTGTTTCCAGAGTTCTCCTGTGTATTTGTGAGAACCGAAGTGCGTGAGTTTTGAACCGATGTCGGCATAAATTTTCCCACCAATTTTTTGCCATCTTCTTGAGAAAGCGTAATCTTCTGATAAGTATCTTTCATTTTCATCTTTCATAGTATCAAAAAATAAATACGTATTTTCTGAATCATATTCTTTTCCGTTAATAATTTGGTCCGATTTATAATACAAATCAGGATACTCTTGTTTCATCTTTTCTAAGCAAGAGCGTTTGATAAGCATAAATCCAGTAGCTGCGTCTAAAATTTCTGCAAATCCTTTTGTTATTTCTATATTTTCTTTATCTGCAAAATTTAAAACATAAGGATGACATAAATTTCTATAATCTTTTTTTTCTTCTATAAGTTTTGGTATTAAATCCCAACTTATTAATTTCATAGGGTAAGGAGAACAAGTTACCTCTTTATCAAACTCTAAATGTCTCTTTAAAGACTCTGCCTCAAATCCAATATCAGCATCTATAAATAATAAATGGGTTGCTTCTTTATTGTCTAAAAAATTAGCTACTAAAGTATTTCTAGCTCTAGTTACTAAAGACTCTTGACCTAAAGTTTGTATATTAAGTCCGATTTCTTCTCTTCTACAAAAATTTTGTAATTCTAGTATGCTGTGAAAATACTCTTCAGTCAACATACTACCGTAGCAAGGTGTTCCTACGAATATATTTACTTTATCAGACACTTATAGATTCTGTACCTAAGTTTGTCGTTAATGTCAAGGCTGTTATTAATGGTGTAGCATTAGCTGAAGTAAAAGTTCCTGTTACTTTTACGTCAGAGTTGCTTACTCCCAGACTTGCCATTAAACTAGATACAGAGCCGTTTTCTAATTGCTCCGATGGTAATAATTTTTTTGGTGGACTTGCGTCTCTTAATGCTTGTGCATCAGGTTTTTGTTTTCTAGGCTCCAGTTGTGGATGTTTTGATTCAAATTCAGACTTATGAACAAAAGCACCATTCCATTCTTTTCTCATCTCATTGTATGGGAATGCCATACCGCTTCTATCTGAGATAGCCTTAGCATATTTTCCTGATGCGTATTTCATATGTTATATCTTAAATCTGGTCTTATAATTAAATCTACTTTTTCCCTGTTGTCTTGCATTGCTCTTTGAAATTCTTCTTCATAAAGCATTTTTAATTCTTGTCTTCTTGGCATTTCAATCTGTGGTCTTTTTAAAGATAAGTAGTAAGAAAGTCCACTAATTGCACAAGGTAAAAATCTATCTGGAATATCAATATTTTCTGTTGAAGCAGTAATATCTTCTATTCTTCTTCTTTCATTGTATTTAAAAACTTGAGTAGAGTCATCTGGAGTTGGATACAGATATATAACTGGTGTTAATTGCTTATCTAAAAAATATTGACTTGGTCTAGATTGGTCAGATTTATTAGGTATTTTTAAATAGTCATCACGACTTATTCTTTCTAATTGAAAATCAGTTACAGTTGAATCAGAATTGGTAACTTGTATTACTGCCTCTTCAATATCAACAGTGTGTGTATTTAATGTATAATTAGCTGTTCCTGAAGTTAAGGATTGTGTTGACTCGGTAATTGTCCATAGTTGAACACTTCTGTTTAACCACTCTTGTAGTAAAAGATTTAAAGACGTTCTACCTTGCTGTGCTTCCTTCCCTGTTTGGGGTTCTCCACCAATCCTTGAGAATGCTTCCTCAATTATTTGGTCAACAGCTAATGTAAATGTTCTTGTTCCAGAAGTTGCCATAATTTATCCTAATATGTTTTACTTAATTTTAAAACAATTGTGTAGTGGTCTCCGTCAGTGTGTCCTGTAGTTGTTAATAGTAAGTCACCATTAACACCAGAACCAGCATTATTTGTAATTCCACCAAACTCTTTAACATCTATGTGACCTTGAGAAGTTAATGCTCCATTAGCACCTAGTGTTATACAATTAACATTAGTTGTTGCATTCCACAATAAATCAACTCTCATTCCAAAAATGTCATAATAAATTTCTTGTATTGCAACTCTAGAGCAAGCCTCTCCATTGCTGTCTGCCAGTAACGCAGAAACATCTACTTTTGCTACTGCACTTTCTCCACTACCATCTGATATATTAGTAAGTTTTACTAAAATACTTTTAGCACCTATATTATCATTAATAATTTGTGATGTTACTACATCTGCCATTTTATACCTCCTAAAATTATTTTAGCCTCGCTCCTTGTTATTAAAAGGAGCAAAGCTATATATTCGCAAATCTTCATTAGTAAACTGAATATTCTATCTCAAGTGTTCCACGGAATGCTGTTAAAGCAGTGTCACAAGTAGAACCAGCACCTAAGTACAAATTTTTACTTGCAATAGCTGCAGTAATGTTTGGTGTAAATACATGAAAAAGACCAGCAGTAGCATCAAGGTCAATATCAACTTCTGTTACTGAATCAGTAGCAGAAATTCTTGGATTAAATGATGCAACACCTGCTCCTACAATTTCAGTTCCTGAAGATATAGCACTATTAGTAGCTGTACCTGAAGTTGCAGATAATTGTAAGTTAGCTAATGAGTTAGCATCACTTGCCGCTGCAGTTGTAATACCAAGCACTACTTTATGAATAAAGAATTTGCTTGCTGTTACTAAAGCATCTGGGTGGTCTGTGTTTAATGCACCTAGTTCTACTAGAACATCATTGTCACCATAAGTAGTTGCTGCTGCATTTGTTCCAGATAAATCTATTGCAAATGTTTGTATTTTTCTAGTACCCATAGAAATTAATTGTCCAGTTGAATTAACTGAAAAACCAGTTTCTGTAATAGCACCTGATGTGCCGTCTTTGTTAATTACGTTAAATCCACCTTCTGAACGAACTGGACCTGTAAAAGTTGTATTAGCCATTTTAAACCTCCTTGGTTATATAGACCTTGCTACATAGTCTCTATATCGTCTGCTATTGCAGTCTATGTAACTTGTTAATAAATAGAAAAAAAGGGGGGTTTGGTTACCCCCCCTTAGTTGTACTTTATGCTCCAGGTGAACCGAAGATACATCTCCAGTCACTGAATCCAAAAGAATATCTTTCAGACGCTTTAAATCGCATATTTCCTGTTTCAAAGTCTGGCTCCATAGAAGTTTTTAAAGCTCTTCTTTGGAACATTTTAAGACCTGTGTTTGTCATATCAGTTAAGATAAAGAACGCATCAGTGTCAGTTAAGTAGTGATTTACTGCATAACCTTCTGGAAGCATTCCCATGCTTCTTAATGCGTTTGTATCGTTATCTGCTGTACCAACTCTTAAATCACTTTTCAGAATTCTCTGAGCTGTGAAAGCTAAGTCTTTTGGTATAATCAATTTACGAGCCTGAACTGCAACTGGGATGTTTCTGTCATCTGTAAAACCGCCAATAGAAATTATTGCACTTTCTAAAGATGATTCAGATAAATCCGCAGCAGTTGCTGGTTCGTTTGATTGGTCACCAGCTGCAAGTGTTGGGTGGTCAGTAGCACAAAGCTCCTTACCATCTCCACCTACAAAGCTAGAGCTAAATGCATTGTTAAGTACGTTAGCAGCTTTCACTTGTTTTGTGTAAGCCATTGAACGTGCTAAAGCAGCAGTATATCTCTTAGAAAGAGTATCATATAGATTATCTTCTACAGCTTCTTCAGTGATTGCAAAGGCAAGTGCAATTGTTTCATGCACGTATCTTGCTGTCCACTGTTCTGCGGCAGAATCAAACTCTATTGAAGAACCCTCTGACTTGGTTGGTGCGGCACCGAACCCAGTAAGTAAAGTCTCTTCTTCAAAAGCTCTATCTGATGTTTCTTCCGTGAATATTTCTGCGTGTTCACGTTCCCAACGCTTGTACTCCAAACCGAATAAGGCGTGGAGACCTGGTTCCAACTCTTTGACGAGTTGACTTCTGTTAATTGCCATCTGTTGTTTCTCCTATTCCTATACGCCTGGGGTACCCTGGTCGTGTCCAGCTAACTCATGTTCAAATACAGTTACCTCTAACACACCGTTTGTACCGAAAGCATTTTGTGGTGTTTCATATAAACCAAGGATTCTCATTCCAGCAGTTCCTGTTCCAGTTGTACCTGAAATTTCAAACTTGGATTGTCCTGTGCTTGTGCTACCTGCACCAGCAACGTGGTCTGCTAAGTTTCCAATATCTGCAAAGTCAGCAGAACCTGCTGATTGAATTGCATAAACGATATTAGGGTCGTCATAAATTAGAGCAGTGACATCGCCACTACCTAATGTTGTTTGTCCTGTTGGGAAGTATCTTGCGAATACTATTTCTCCAGCTGAGTTAGTAAATTTACAACCTGCGAATACTCCGAGAATTCTATCTCCAGCTCCTGCAACATCAATATATCCTGTGCCGAGTAATTTAACAAAATCACCAGTAAAAATATTTGAGGATGTTCCAGATGCTATCTTGTATTCATTGGTTCTAATTGTACCACCAGCAAGATGTCTAACAGGTTTTGCTCCGAAAGCAGCGTCTACATTAGCCATTTTTTTTTCTCCTTAAATGATATTAATAATTAGACCCTGCGTTTGATTCCTTATTCTGAGTCTTTCTTTTTACCTAAAGATACAGAACTTTTACGCCTTTGTGTAACAGGCATAGATGGATGTTGTTCTTTTAAAATATCTGCGTCAACAGCAGCAGTTTGCGTTGTAGTTTTATTTGCATAATACTCTTGCTTTGCTTCTGCCATTTCAGTAGGTATTTTAGCGAGAACTAAATCTCCACTTCCTATTACCCCAGCGTACTTTCCAGATTCATGTACAGGGACATCGTAGTCAGGGTGTTCCTCTTTTCTTACGAATTCATATCCTTCACGTCTACGTTTAGATATGTTTCGAGCATCATCCTCCCCACCCATACTCACACGGAGCCAACGATATTTGATGCCGTCATCATTTGGCTTTGGAGCATCCAGATAAGAGGGAGGTGTATAGGTTACTTTTCGTTTCTGATGTGCTCTAGATACCTGCACTTCAGACGTTTTTATATTTTTATTGGTCATTTGTATTCCTTACAAACTTCGCATATTCTTGAGTTGGCACACCTAATTTTCTAGCCATTGCGATTTGACTATTTGATAACTTTACCTTTTTATTAGATGCGGATGGTGCACGAGATACACTCGCTACGACTTGTTTGGGTTTGGTACCCGTTTCAGATAAATCTGAAAATGATTCTCCTAACCTCAAGTCTAATTCTGAATAGTATTCCTCAGATGATGGATTAAAACCCTCCATCTTCAGTTGTGCATCGATTGCATAAGCTGCACCAGTTCTAGCTGCATCTTCACCAAACCAATTGTTCTTTTGTGCCCATTGTAAGGCTCTTGGGTCTGGTTGTTGAGTTGGCTGCTGTGGTGCTTGTTGTTGTACAGATTGTTGAATTGGTGCCCTTGGCTCATCTTCAACTTTGTCTTTAAACATATGCTTCTGGTTTTCTAATAAGTTAACCTTTACTTTTGCATCTGCAATACTTTCAGCTACTTCTAACATCTTATCTGAATCGCCTGCTTCATAAGCCATCTTGTAGTTTGTTCTAGCTGAGACTAATGAATTATTGGCGGCTTCCATCTGAGAGTCATAGTAATCTTTTTGTAAGGATGAGTAATCCTTGTTAAGAGCTGTCTTAGATTGTAACTCTTGACTTAACTGTTGCACTTGACCATAGAGTTTATTTCTATCTTCGGTTGCAGCAGCTCTCTCTCTTACAAGCTCATCTATTCGTCTTTGAAGTCTAGATTTCTTTTTTGGACTTGCCTCTTCAGGTTCGTCTGTTTCTTCAGTTGCCTGAACTTCTCTAACTTCTTCTGGTTCTTCCGTTTGCTGAGTTTCCTCAACATTTTCTTGTGTTGTTTCGACTTGTTCAACTGACTCTAAATTTTCTAATGCTTCATCTGCATTAAAATTTTTAAGTGTTTCTTGACCGTCTTTTTCAACAACTTCCATCGGCTTTTTTTTTGCCGAAGTGTCGTGTACTATTTGCATAGGTTTCTCCTAAGGATTGTACGCTACAAAAATGTAGCTAGTTGATAAAAGTGAATTAACTTATTTCACTTACATCTGGGACTAATCCCAGAATCTCGTCATCGTTCATAATTCGGAGTTCTACTTCACCGTATTTAAAACGGTGTCCAGCATACTTTCCAAACATAACATAATCATTTAATTGACACCAAGGCTCAGACATATCATCTCTACTGTATGCGTCTGGACCCATGGCAATAACTCTACCAATTGAGGCAACTGCTCTGTGGTCTTGCACTGAGCTATCTGGTAAGTAAATACCACTATTAGTTTTATTAGATATGTCTAATGTTTTAATTAAAATTCTATATCCAGTTGGCTTTGGATAATTGTCGTTTTTAAGTGCGACTTCTCTTAGTTTGAATGTTGTACTACTCATCAAATTCCTCTAAATTTCCTGCTGTTTGTTTAATTATTTCCTTTGCAATCAACAATCCATTTACCTGCCCAACAGTCTTTTGATAATTATCTAAGATAATTTTGCCTTCAGCAAAAGCAGTTTTATTACTTTCGACTTCGTTATCTATTTTAGTTAGAATGTGTTTGATAAATTTTGTTAATTCCACAAACTAGAATGTACCTTTAAAATACTTTTTTGCAACAGATTTAGAATTTGTTTTAGATTTATTAGCTCTTTTTTTGACTATTCCACCTTTTTTGTAAGTAGGTGCATCTGGAAATTCTTTAGTTGCAACATCATAAATTACTTTTCCTGCTCCTCCTGCTCCTGCAAGACCAGTACCAATTTTGACTTTACTGCCTAATGATGAGGGTGCATTTAAATTTGCTGGATTATTTATTATCTTTTGTAATGCTTTTGCTTTTTCTTGGTCTAAATTATATTTTTTTACAGCCTCTTTGTAGGCTTTACTTTTGTCTCTTCTTTTTGTAAAGTATTTTATAACGTCTTGAGCCATATTCTTTTTGTTTGGTTTTTTTGGTTTTTTACTTGGTGTAAATTTAATTTCGTCTACCATTATTATCTCCTTTTACTTAAAATTGTTTTCCTTTAGAAATTTCTGAATCTTTAAAAAGATTTAAAATTTGTTCTCCTACTCCTGTAATTGTTTCTGGCTGTGCGTCTCCACCTAAAGAAGTTTTAACATCAGAAAGAAATCCTTCATTTCTTGGGTCTGAAAAATACGCAGCATCTTCTAAAGCACTGTTAATATCTATACCTGTTGGTTTAGAGTCGTCTAAATACGCAGATGCAAAATTAGAAGCCACAGCTGGACCAGCAACATTTTTATAAAAACCAGTATTTTTTGGAACGAAGGGAGTTCCAGTTATTCTGTTAGCAACATATTGAGGACCCTGTCCAAATAACCTACTAATAACTCCTTGACCAAAATTTGTAGCTTTGTCTCCAACTTTATTTAAAGTTCTTAACCCACCTCGAATTGCAGCTTGACCTTGTGGTGAACCTAGTCCTCTAGCTGCTGCAGCTAAACCTGCAATACCTGCTCCCATATAAGGCAACGCTGGTGCTAAAAAAAACATTATTCTTTATCCTTTTTCATTTGTTCTTTTGCCATTTCGCTCATAGTTCTCTCTCTTGCAAGTAATTTGTTTTCTCTTGCACGAACAGCATCTCTTCTCTCGTTTGATTGAATTTGCTGTTGCTCTACTGCTATGTCAGACTCTGCTTTCGCTCTATCTAACTCTAACTTAGCTATATCTATCTGAGCATCTGCAGCTTCTTTCTGCTCTTTCATTTCAAACTCACGATTTCTATCTGCGGCTCTCTGTTGTGAGTCTGCAACTTTTCTATCTGCTTCTTGTTGTTTAATTTGTAAATCTTGCATTGCAATCTGTACTCTTGGGTCTTGCATTTGCTGTTGCTGTTGCTGCTGCTGCAATGCCTGTTGATTTTGTTGTGATATCTGAACTGCTGCCTGTGCCTGCATTGAAGCTACTTGATTTTCCATATCTGGGTTCATCTCTTCATACTTCTCATCCATACCAGGATTAAATCTATCGTACTCTGGTGCTGGCGGTAAAGTCATTCCAGACATTGCAGATACCTGCTGTCTATACTTGTGTGCCATGTGTTCTTGTATATGTGCTGTAATATTTCCAGCTAATGATTGTGCAACCTGCGGTGATTGTGGTGTCATGCTTGGGTCATTCATCATTGACTGGTGAACAGCAATGTGTGCATCGTGGTCTTGAGATGCATATGCCTTAACAGGTCTGCCATACATCATTGTATAGTTTTCTGTTGCTGGGTCTTTTCTCTTAGCTCCAGACTCTGGCAATAAAATTTCATCAATATTCTTAACATCTAAGGCTTCATACAATCTTCTGTAGGCTTCCTTCATATCATGAATTTGTGGTGCTGCTGCTGCAGCTTGTAATTGTGTTTGTGCTAGTAAAACTCTTTGTGCAGTAGAAAATATATTAGGGTCTGACACTGGAATAATATCAATTCTATCGTCAAAATCTTTACTAAAGATAAATCTACTTCCACCCTTTTGAGCATAAGGATAATAGGATGGTAAAAAATCTTTATTAATTCTGCTTAGTATTTTAAATTCTTCTCTTTGTGCTTTGTGTAATCTTTTATGAATAGATGACATCACCTTGATACCTTGCTCTAGTAGAGCAATGGTTGTTCCAACAGGTGCGTTGGCATTCATGTCACCAGCCTGTAAATCAGTAATGGCTGCTAGTCTTCGACCCTCTTGGGTCATTGAACCTAGTAAAGCAAATAAAGTTTGTGATGGTTCTTTAAATGGAAGAGGAACAATAGACTTTCTAATGTCATCTCCGTATCCTTCTACATCTCTAAACTCACCAAATCCTACTGGCTGCTCTCCCTCAACTCTCATACCTCTGGCTTTAAAGCCACCAGGTAAATTAGCAAACTGTCCTGCATCAACAAGTGAACGAAGTATTGTTGTAACAGACTTCTGTAAGTTCCCTAAAAGGTGAACATAACCCATTCCGTAAAAACCAAAACCAGGTAAAAACTTATAGTGAACGAAGTGTTGTATTCTTTTAAAATCTGGGTCGTTTTCTCTAAAATTTTCTCTAATAGATAAAACTTCTTTGTTCTCTTTGCAAATTGTAACAATGTAAGGACAAGCAAAATCTTTTTCATAACCAGGTATCTCTAAGTCAACGTGCATCTCTAAGATAGTTAGTCTTCCATCTTTTTGATAACCTCTACTTGGTGAGAAACCTTCTATGTCTTGTATCTTTTGACTGATTTCATTATCACTCTCTTCAGAGTCCATATTGAATTCAATATCTCTATAAAACCCATTGAATTGTTTTTTCTTTAATTCGTTTTGAGGCATACGGATAATGTGTGTATATCTTCCAGATGTTCTTAAATCTACTGTGTTGTAAGATACTACAAAATCCGTAATTGGTATAAATCTTGAGACTGGTCTTTTTAAAATTTCATCGTAATAAACTTTTTTAAAACAACTTCCAACGATTGGAAGATAAAAAAGCATTTGGTCAAAGTCATCAAAGTATTCTTCCATACTTTCTGTAACTTGATAATTTAAAAATTCTTTTACTCTATTGGCTTGCTTTACAGTGTCGTCTGTTTTCTCTCCAACAATTTGTGTTTTGACTGGACCACCAGACGGAAATAATTCTTTAATAGCTTGTGATTGAAATTGTACTGCACCCTCAATCATCATAGGGTGGTGAGCTGAACAGGCACCAGGAAAAGGATTTTGTGTTTCTTCTATTTTTAAACCTAGAAGGTCCATTCCTTTTTTAATAGTCTCTTCATATTCTTTTCTTGATTGCACGTCTGCCTCAAACGCTTCAATCAATTCATGAGATATTTCTTCTAAGACTTCTTCGTCTAAGTCTTCTGCTATATTATCAGAGATAATACTATTAGGTTCTTCTATTGTTTCTTCTGTAACAATAGTTATTTCCTCTTCTATTAAAGGATTAACATCCCCTAGTCTTTCTCTAACCATTAAAATATTCCTTTAAACTTAGTCCCTTTTATTGCAATACCATTTCTTCTTTTTACACTACCACTAGATGAGGAGGATGTCTTCTTCTTTTTTACCATACCACCATCTTTTTTTGTAAGAGGTTTAGTTTTTAATTTGCTTTCAATTAAATCAAAATTAACTTTTTGTTTATTTGACGGTACAGGTATGTTTAATTTTTCTGTAGTATTTTTTTTTGTAACAGGTTTAGTTTTTAATTTGTTTATAATTGGATTAAAATTAAATTTTTCTGTTAACTTTCTTTTATCAAAATACTCATTAACTGCTGATTTACCAAATTTTTGATATGCTTCTTGTAGTGCCTTTGCACCTGATTTACCAGATGAAAAGAATTTTGCAATCTTACCCATTAAATTGACTACCATTAAAATACTCCTTTAAATTTTGTGCCTTTGATAGCTGCTCCGCTGCCACGAGATTTTTTAGATTTAGTTTTCTTTGCTAAACCACCATCCTTCATTACTTGGACATTGTATCCTTTTTTGCCCAAGGTTGTTTTTCTGTCTGGATTATCTGGGTCTATATTATCTAAAGGATTTTTTTTTGGACCAAACGCTTCTCTATCAGCATCTTTTACTTTTTCTCTAGCAATTTCATCTTTATTTATAGGTTTATTTGATTTTCCTTCTTCTAATACATTAATTTTTTTAGCACCTCTATTGGTTAAATTATTAAACATCTCTTTTGTTTTAGCAATTATAATTTTTCCGCTAGGTAGCATCATTCTAACTGCTTTAAAAACTGACATTAAAATACACCTTTAAATTTAGTTCCTCTTATTGCAGCACCTGTACCTCTAGCTTTAGGTTTAGACTTGGCTCTCTTCTTAACAGCTCCACCCTTATTGTATTTCTTTGCTTTTACAGGATTCATTTTTTCTTGTACTGACTCTGGTAACATAGAGAAACCTTTCATTGCTTCTCCTCCATCTGCCATTTTAAGACCCATGTTTTTTTGACGAGCATTCATCATGCCACCCATGTTCTTTTTTACTGCGGTTGTACCTAAAATTTCTTTTACAGCCTCGTCAAATAATGCTAAGCCAGCTTTTCCAGCTGTTTTCAATGGTCCAGCCGCTGCCTTCACACCAATCTTAGCAAGTTGTGACGCACTAAAGTCTCCTTCTTGATATGCTTTTTTCATTTCAGGAAAACTGTTGTATCCCGCTGTTGATAAGATGTAATTTCTCAATCCCCCACCCTTAATAGAAAGAGGATTTGCTTGTCCTAATATTCTTTTAAAAATACCTTTTTTATTTACTTTTTCGTCTGCCATTATTTTTCTCCTTGTTCCTTCATGTGGTCAGACATCTCCTTGGCTCGATTAGGGGTCTGCTTTGCCCATCTCGAATCAAGCATCTGAACTGACGCTTCTGTATAATTAGGTGGACTGCACTTGAGTGCCTGCCACATCATCTTAAATTTAGAGACACCATTTCCTCCTAATTGAAATACCATCTCTGTTACTATATTTTGTGCTTCTTCATTTACTTCTGTTTTTTCACACATATACGTTGCAGTGTCTACTGCGTGTTGTAAATCTTTTTTAAGGATATCTTCGAGATATTCTTTCTCGTATACCTTGCCGTCTTCCCAGTGGTCTTCCACACAGAGGTGTCCATAACCCACAGTTCTCTTGCCCAAACTGTCTAAATACACCTGGTCACGAAAACCTTCGTGCCTCTTTACTGAGTCTAATAGTGATTCATTCATTACCAATAACTTCCCTTCGGTCCTGTTGACTCCTCAAAGGGAGCATCCTGTGGATGATTAACCATCCATCCTTTTCTTAATCGTATTAATGCTTGGGATGTTGAGTCTACCAAGTCATCGTGTTTTGTATTTGGAAACGCTGCACACTGAGATACGACCATCTCGGTCTCATCTGTATCTGGTGCGTAAACCCTGCCACTCTCAAAGAGAGGAGTTACAGAGTGTACTCTCGCTAGCTTATCCATGCGTTTCGGATTAAATGGGTGTATCGGCAGTCCAGTTCTCATGAGTTCCTGTACCAGCGATAGTCCACTAGCCTTTGCTTCCACTAATATTAAATCTGGTTGATGATTATTATATAACGATATAGCTGCATTCTTGAGTTCAGGGAATGTTAGTCTCTCCCTAAAGGCATCCATAAGATACAAGTTGTATCCACCCTCACCACTAAACACACCCCACGTTGTGCAGGCTGAGTAGTCTGAAGTCTCGCTCACAGTGTAGGCTGTATCCCACGACTGTATAATGTAATCAAATTCTGGTGGGTGTTCTTTCTTCCAGTACTTCCACCACCATCGCTTGACGAGGTTACCCTCTTCAATAGACGGTTTTTGTGCGTAGAGTGAAGTCCACTCTCGTGTCCCTACGGTTTTCTTTATTTCTTCTAGACGCTCTAGGGGATAGGCATCCTCCCACAGTGGAGAGCCAACCTTTAAGTCTAGCATCTTTGCTGCCCTGTCGTCTAGTATAGCTGGGAACTCTACAATGTCCCAACCCTCGTGTCCTGTCTCTCTTAGTATCCATCCAGCCAAGTCATCCTCGTGCCACCTTGTTTGGATAACAATAACACTGCCACCTGGCATTAATCTTGTGTAAGCCGTTGACCTGTACCAGTCTAGGAGGTTACCCCTCATCGCTGCGGAGTCTGCCTCTTCTCTACCCTTGATGGGGTCATCAATTAATAATAAATGGGCACCTCTACCAGTAATAGCGGAGCCAGCACCCACGGCATAATACACTCCACCCTTCTGGGTGTGAAAGCGTCTTACACTAGCGGAGTCTGTAGCTAAGTGTGTGTCTGGAAATACATCGGTGTATCTTGGGTCCTGAAGCTGGTTCCTGACTTTACGACCAAAGTCATCCGCCAGGTCCTGAGCATACGTTGAGCAGATAATATACTTATCTGGGTTCCTCCCCATATACCACGCTGGAAAGAATTCTGACGTTAGAATGGACTTACCGTGACGTGGTGGCATAAAGATTGCCAGTCTCTTGACCTCACCCCTCTCCACTGCCTCTAGCTTCTCAGCTAGCTTCTTGATGTGTGGTGGGGTTTTGTACTCCTCCATCTGAAACTTTGCGTAGCCGATGAGGCTATCCTTGGCTTCATTGCGACTTTCTAGTTCTTTAACTCTGTCTACCAGTTGCTGGAGTTGTTGAATCTTTTCTTCTGTTGTGTTGGGTATCTGCATATGTATCGCATCCCTGCGTTTTCTTTTTTTGGGGGTTATTCCAAATCAATGGTAGGGTCGAAAAATAATGGGGTCATTTCTCCCATATAAGCACCCTTGATGTTGAACTCGTAGTATTCCCTTGCCTCGTCTTCATCCATTCCATCACGCTCCTGTAGTATGCTTATAATCTTATTTTCGTCATATACCAAAACATTGGTCATTCCACAGCGACCTGCTGTACCCATTATAGCTTCATCGAAGCCAACCGCCTTTAATAAATCATCCATACCTTTACAATAGTCATTTAGCTATATTTAGCAAGGGCATAGTGTCTTTAAAACAAAGGGGGGTATTCCCTGTGCTACCACAGTATGTCGGTGTGCACTATATGGATGTTAGGTAGCGTCAGATAATTGGGGGGGTGGGGGTCAATATTATATGTATTCTGCCCTTTATACTTACTGTTGCGTGTAAACAGTAGGGTAGGGGAGTGATGATAGTATCTAGGTTAGACATCTCATTGTCGCATAATATATGTTATAAGATAATTGGCTACAGTGCTGGATTGCATTGCCCTATGCTTTCTATGTTTCTGTAATATCTGTAGATAGTTGTAGTTAGTTCTTATTAATAAGAGATACATCTTAGTGAATGCAATAGTCAGGAATTAATCCTGCACTCAAGATGTCTTCTAATACGTGTCTATTCACACTCTAATCTATCTCTATTTAGGCGTGACAATAATGGTATGTAAAATGCCCTCAGATATTCACACAGTATATATGTACTGTATCTCATTGCAGTAATGGTGAGATTAAGTACATAGTATTATGTAGGGAAAATATATTTTGTTTTTACTATATAGTAGTATGAGAGAGTAATCTGTAGTTGTTGCTATCTCATTCATTTACAAGACTACATAAAAGGCGAAAATAATAATGTTTAATAAACCATTAAATGAACTCACTCAAGATGAACAAAAAAAAGTAATACTAGAAGAGGTCAACAACTGGATGCAATCTAAGGATGCTCAGAGAATACAAGACCTACAGAGACCAGTAACAATAGTTAAGAGGCATGACTCATCTCATACTTCTTATAGGAAGTTATCATTGGTTGATGCAATAGGTAGAATAGTTTTACTTGATTATGTCTTCTGCGAAAAAAAAGGAAAAGAATTTATAAAGGATTATGACTCAATCAAAAAGGTCAAAACTCTTCTTAACATTCTTAACTAACTTAGTTGTACTTTCTGTATTGGGTTGTTGCTTCTTCCAACAATCCATGCAGAGAAATTTATTTAGATACTTGTTTATGATTGGTGAGTCTTCTTTACTACACACACTACAAGTTTTTAATTTCTTAAACTGTAAGGCATCGTATTTAGTTTTTCTTAATCTGTTATAGGTCGACCAAAAGTCTATCAATGAATAGTATGAATTTTAAATTCAGGAATGAATTCTATTTTTAAATCTATATCTAATCCTGAGTTGTAACTTGCATCTTGTTTACAGATACAATTGCATTCACTGCCATCACAGTCTGAAGTTGTGCAACAGTTTTCCTGACATTCACAATTACAGTTAGTCATTAGTTTAATTTTTTAATTACTTCTTCTTGTTGTCTGATTACCAAGTCTTCATTTATAGATTGATATAATTCTGCAATATGTTTTTTTAGATTAACAACATTCTCATCATCAATCTGCACACTACCTGATATGCTAGTTGGATTGCCTTGTAATAGATTAGAAAGTTTTGCTGACTCAACACCAACCTTAGTCATGTTTAACAAGTCCTGAACTTTTTCTACTTTACTTCCGATACCTGAGTTGAATGCATCAATGACTGACTGCAATGCACTCTCGGATGTTTGTTTTAATTTGTCTGTTAACTCTTCCATCTCAATTGTCTTTTTCTCTACAATCTTTTTCATAGTATTCTCTGATACCTGATTATCTATTTGATGTGATTGTTCAATCCAATTCTCTTCTTTAGAATATCTAAATAGAGTTGTTAAACTTGGAATGGATTTCTTGCCTTTGTATTTTTCTGATAATTGTTTATGTAATTTTCTAATACTGCGATGACCTTTGGGCATTTGGAAATATAAATTTTTAGCATCTTCAGTTGTTATGTGCATTCTTTTTGCCATGATACCATTTATATACACTTCTTAATTAGTAATTTATATAGAACTAAACTAGAACAATGCCATGCAATTGTATTAGAAGAATTTAGTATTGCTCTGTAAGGCTCTTAAAATGGATTTTATTTTGCTTATATATAGCCATAACTAGCTATTAGTATTAATTACTAACTATTACTTGCTAATCTGTACAATTCATGAAATAAAATAGTTATGAATACCTACATTGCAAATCTGAAAGTTATAATAGGATTTGCCTCATTATTAATTGCTATATGTTTTGTAAAGTTAATGCCTTGCAGACAGGAACATCTAGGGATTGTAATGATGGTTTTAGTACAATCAAGATAGCACCCTAGCAAGGTTACTAATTGAGGCAGTAGGGCAAGATGAACAATAAAAAAATAATTTGTTTATTACTATATAAGTAGCATCTTGTACGCAGATAGGTCGACAAACTAATAATACTTTCTCATTTGATTGTTATTGCTAGGCACTTAGATTGAGTCTGCACAAATCAAAAACTTTTTTCTTTAATATAAATTTTTATGAATGCACATACAGTTGCATTCACAAACATTTATATGTTTG